ATCTTCACAGACATCCCGCTTCCGGTCATCACCGCGCAGCCCGCGTCAACCGCGCAGTACGCGGGGCTCACGGCCACGTTCAACATCAGCGCTACCGGCACCGGCACGCTGCACTACCAGTGGAAGGTGAACGGGTCGAACGTCGGCACGGACTCTGCGAGCTACACCACGGGCACCCTGACTCCCTCGAACAACCAGGACAGCGTTACATGCGTCGTCACCGACAGCAATGGTAGCAACACGTCCACCGCCGCTATACTGACGGTCTTGCCAACCTCATCATCCGCTTGGATCAAAGCATGAAGCCTCAATTCGTGGCCCCCGACTACGGGAAGCACAACGCGGATCTCGAAGCCTCCATCGCACGTGTCAAAGGCACTGCCGCTTGGAAGAAGCTCGACACGATCATCCTCATCCCCGCCGCGGGGAGCGTGCCCACCAAGGCCGTTGCGAGTTGGATGAACCTCTACTCGCCGCCGAACAACGCGGTCTACCGCATGTTTGCAGTCGGCATGGAAGTCGGCGAAGCCTACAGTCAGGCGATCGCCAACATCCTGGCGCACCCGGACCTCTCGAAGTTCAAGTACATCCTGACGATCGAGCATGACAACATCGTGCCGCCGGACGGGCTGATCAAGCTGCAAGAGCGCATGGAAGCGCACCCCGAGTTCGACTGCATCGGCGGCCTGTACTGGCTCAAGGGCGAGGGCGGCCACGCGCAGATATGGGGTGACCCGCGCGATCCCAACTCGAACTTCCGGCCACAGCCGCCAGTGCCGGGGCAGTTGGTCGAGTGCTGCGGCACGGGCATGGGGTTCAACCTGTGGCGGCTGGACATGTTCAAGGACCCTGACCTGCGCAAGCCGTGGTTCAAGACCCAGGTCGAAGGCGGTATGAGCACCCAGGATCTCTACTTCTGGAGCGATGCTCGAAAGCACGGCTACCGTTGCGCGGTGGACTGTTCGGTGCTGGTCGGGCACTACGATTTGACCGGCGCGTTTGGCCCACCAGACCATACGTGGTAGTACAATAGTGCCTCACTCTAGGGGCACTACGTGGCAAAAAGTTCGGCAGAAAAATCAGCGGCATACCGAGCAAAAGATGTCGAGGCGTACAGGGCGAAAAAGCGGGAGTACGCGAGGACGCCCGAGCAACGCGCCAAGCGGACGGCGTATATGGCGGGGTATCGAGAGGCCAACCGTGAGTCGACAAATGAGTCCGCGCGCATCTCGCACGCCAAAGTGCGGGCGGGGCGGTCGTCCGAAGAACGCCACGATCAACACCTTCGAGCCACATACAAGATCGGCCGAAAAACGTACCTTGCGATGCTTGAACGGCAGGGTGGAAAATGCGCCATTTGCGGTAGCGACACGTCAAGGTGGAAGCACAGGTTTCACGTTGACCACTGCCATCTCTCAGGGCTTGTTCGTGGGTTGCTTTGCAACCGGTGCAACCCCATGCTAGGCTGGGTTGAACCCCGGATGAAAGAAATCCTCAACTACCTCAAGCAAGGATCGAAATGAAGGGCAATGTACTGAAAGCGGTCGAGATCGCGCCACAAGGTTCTGTGGCGCCTGAGACCATTCGGCTGGACATCGGCTGCGGCAAGACCACCCCCGAAGGGTGGCTTGGGGTCGACGTCCTTGATTTCGGCCAAGGCGCTATCGCTGATTTGGCGAAGGCCCCGTGGAAACTGAAAGCTCAAAACGGGGCCGATTTCCCCGCCTTCAGCGACAGTGAAGGCCTTTGGCAACTGATGGACAACTCGGTCGACGAGGTGCGCTCCAGCCACTTCGTCGAGCACCTCACCGGCACCGAGCGCATCCCGTTCTTCAACGAACTGTGGCGCGTGATGAAGCCGGGCGCGACGGCGTTGATCGTGACGCCGAACTGGTCGCACTCGTGCGCCTACGGCGATCCGACGCACCAGTGGCCGCCGATGTCGCAGTGGTATCCGCTCTATCTCCACAAGGAGTGGCGGGCCGCCAACGCACCGCACGCGCCGTACACCTGCGACTTCGACCACGTGATCGCAGGGTCGTGGGACCAGGCGCTTGAGATCCGCAATGGCGAGTACAAGCAATTCGCCATGAACCACTACACGAACGCGTGGCGCGATCTCATCGTGACGCTGACGAAGAAGCCGTGACGTGACCACCGCCTTCCAACCCTCAAGTTTTCAATCTGATGGCTTTCAGATTGACGGGGGAGTTGCGGTCGGCGCGGCCATCACCGGCACGCTCAGCTACACCAACAACAACGACTTCTTCTCGGGCGTAGCGGTCCTCACAGTCGGCGTCGACCTCACGGTCCTTGGCGGCAACGTCAAGTTCAAGCCCGTCCAGGTGCCCGTCGAGGCCAAGGCCGCGCCGCTTGAGTACAACGTCACCAACATGCCCGACGCGGTGCCGCCGCGTCTTGGCCGCGGCCTGACGCTGGGCCTGCTGCCGGAAGTCGAACCGGCGCCCGAGATCGTGGCGCCCGAGGTCAAGATCCCCGACGTGGTGGCGCGTGCGAAGCCCGCAGCACCCCTACCCCCGGAACCGCCGGCCGAGCCTCTCCCTGAGCCCGTGGTGGCCGCCGCGCCCCCGCCGGCGCCTACAGGCCCAAGCATCGAAGCGCGTGTCGAAGACCTCGCCGCGGCGCTGGCCAAGGCCACCAAGCAACTCGAGGCCTTGCAGGCGCGCGTGGCCGCGCAGGTCGAACTGGCGCAGACCACGGCGGCCGAGCTCGCCGCCGATGAGGCAGTGCGCGCCAAGCGCGAGCAGAACCGCCGCCGTGCCGAAGCGCTGACGCAGAAGTTGATGTCCAACCTCACTTCTTGACGTAAGCGTCCACTTCTGCCGTACACTGCCGTCCATGCAATTTAGCAACCTCCAGTTGGAATTCCTGGCACGACTCGCAAGGTCACCGGACGGCCAGCTTCTGTTGCAAATCCTTCAAGCCAAGCAGGCCGAGCGTGACGCCGGGCTGCGCACTGCGAGCGGGGAAGAGGTTTTCCGCAAACAGGGGCGCGCCGTCGAGATCAGCGAGTTGATCGCTGACATCACCGAAGCTGAGCGCAGGCTGACCCGCAGCATCCCATCCGTCACCTCACGGACCCAGGTTGTTGCGTAATTCGGGAACCGCGCTGTAGCGCATCCTGTGCGAAGCCCAGCCGCCTTGCGCGCTGGATCGTGGAGAGACCTACATGCAGGCTGCATCAGCCAAGAACGAAACGCGCCTTCCTCGCGCCGTGCTGAAAGTGTCGGAAGCCATCAAGGCCCACATCGACGCGCGAAACGAACCGAAGACCGATCCCGTGGACCCGAACGCGCCGCCGGTTGACCCGAGCGCCCAGGCCACACCACCTGTTGACCCGAATCCCCCGGCCGACCCTCGCGCCGCCGACCCCGCGTACTGGAAGCAACGCTTCGAAGTCACGGCCGGTGTCCTGAAGGCGGAACGTGATGGCCGCAAGGCTGACGCCCAGGGCTTTCAGCAGCAGATTTCCGAGTTGAGGGAGCAGATGCGCTCTCTTCAAACCACGCAGACGCCAAGCACGGCGGTCGACCTCGGGCAGTTCTTCACGCCCGAACAGGTCACCTTGCTGGGCGAAGACGAAGCCACAGCGATTGCGAAAGCAGCGCTGAGCACGGCACAGAAGACGGTCAAGGATGCGATCGAAGCGGAAATCAAACCGCTGAAGGACGCCGCCAAGAACGCCCAAGTGCAGGACGCGAAAGATCGCACACAGGCCTTCCAGGACAAGCTCACCGAGCAACTCCCGAACTGGCAAGCGGTCGACGCTGGCGACGACTGGAAAGCGTGGCTCGCTGAAGAGGACGAATCGACAGGTGTCGAGCGCCAAAGTATTCTGGACTCGCACGTGAGCAAGGCCAACGCCACCAAGGTGGCCGCCATGTTCCGTACGTTCCTGAAGACCAAGGAACTGCCTGTGCCCCCCGTCACGCCCAACGGTACGGGCGCCAGCCCTGGCGGGGAACCGCCGGTGCAGCCCAACCCGCAAGGACTTGGCAAGCCGACGCCGGCCGAGGTCAAGGACTTCTACAAGCGTGCGGCACTCGGGAAGGTGAAGGATCAAGAGCGGATTGCGTTCGAGGCTCGCTTGCGGCTCTGAGCCCCGCAGTACGGGGTAGCGCCTTTCAAGGAGAAAACTCATGGGCGTCGCAATCGCATCAGGCCTTCCCGACTACGGTCCGGCGGGCACAGTCAACTTCAACCCGGAACTCTATTCGGGCAAGTTGGTCGAGAAGTTCTACAAGACCACGGTGTTCGGCGAGATCGCCAGCACGGACTACGAGGGTGACATCGCGGGCTACGGCGCGCAGGTGAAGATCCGTACCGTGCCGGACGTGACCGTCAGCGACTACGTCGTCGGCGCAGGCCTGGGTGCCCAGTACCCGACCTCGAACTCGGTCACGCTGTCCATCAACCGGGCCAAATCGTTCGCGGTGGCCCTGTCGACCGTGGACATGCGCCAGTCGGACCTGGACATGGCGGACATCTTCGCCAACGACGGTTCGATCCAGCTGCGCATCGCAGCCGACTCGGACATGCTGACGGCCATCCCGGCGTTGGTGGACTCGAACAACCAAGGCCGCGTGGCCGGCGTTGACTCGAACATCGACATCGGTGACTCCAGCACCCCGGTGGCGCTGCTGACCACGACCGTGGTCAACTTCATCGTCGACTGCGGCACGGTGCTCGACGAGCAGAACGTGTCGGACGAGGGCCGCTGGATGGTGGTGCCGCCGTGGTTCATCGCGCTGATCAAGAAGTCTGACCTGCGCATCGCTTCCCTGGCTGGTGACGGGGTCTCGATCCTGCGCAACGGCAAGGTCGGCGAGATCGACCGGTTCACCCTGTACCAGTCGCGCAACCTGCTGTCGCAAGCCAGTCCGGGCACCGCGAACTACCTCATGTTCGGCCACAGCGCCGGCCTGACGTTCGCGTCGCAGATCGTCGAGTGCGAGATGATCAACAACCCGAATGACTTCGGGTACATCGTCCGCGGCTTGATGGTCTTCGGCTACCAGGTGATCGGGCCGAAGTACGTCGGCACCGCTGTGGTCACCAAGGGCTGATCGGGGTAGGATGGGGCTTCGGCCCTGTCCGCCCTGTTCCAATCGCACAAGGAGCATTCCAGATGAAGACCAGTTCCCCTTATGGCCCGGGCATGGACGTGAAGTCGCCGCCCGACACCATCCGCAACGAGCAGTCGAAGGCAGGCAGCAAGGCGAAAGCCCGCTACCCGCACTCGATCATCAGCACGAACCAAACCGCAGGCGGCCCCGGCAAGGGCGGCAAGCGCGCGCTGACGCCCGGCACCACGCCCACGGGTTCCTGACCCGCGGCACCCCGAGACCGGCGCCCACAAGGCGCCGGTTTTTCAACGTCAAACGGAGAACACCATGGCGAAAAAGATGCCGTTCGAGAAGTCCGGTAAGGACATGGAACCCAAGGGCATGAAAGAGGGTTCCAAGAAGGAAGAGAAGATGGACAAGAAGCAAATGGCGAAGCCGTTTGGCAAGAAGTCCAAGTAATCCCCGATCATCCCGGAGCACCCAATGATCAACGAAGCCCAAGACACCGCCCTGTCGAACCGCATGAAGCAGCGGCAGGACGCCAAGATCCCGTTCCTCATCAACATCGAGGACGGCCGCCTCGTGCCCAATGTCGCTGGCACCCGCGAACTGCCCAACTACCGGCCCTACCACGGCCCGGCCAAGGCACCGCTGGAAGCCCGTCTGATGTACCTGCGCACCGAAGGTCGCATGGGGTCTGCGTATCGCCCGCTGACGGACAGCAGTGTCGAGCAGGCGCCGCCTGCGGAACCGTTCGACATCGCCACGGCGTCGCGCGACGACCTGATCAACTTCGCCTTCACCGAATACGGCAAGTCGCTGGACCCGACCGCGCACCTGGCAACGATCAAGAAGCAGGTGCGCGAATTCGCGCGCATCGCTGGCGCGCTCAAGGGCGATCACGCGGACGGCGCTGCCGATCTGACCTGAGATGACCGTATCCGTCGACACCCTCCTGGACAGCGTCAGTTCGACGCTGTTGGACGTGGCTCGGCGGACGTGGGGTCGCAACCTGCTGCTGGGCTACTTGAACGAGGGGCTGCGTGCCACGGTGTTCCTGAAGCCCGACGCCTACCCGGTGCAGACCTTCATCCCGCTGGTGTCCGGCATCGCCCAGTCGCTACCCTCCGATGGTGTGGCGGTGATCAACGCGACGGACAACGAGGTCAGCGGTCGAGGCATCAGCCAAACCGATCTGGCCTTGCTCCAGGAGGAGAACCGGTTCTGGCCGGCGGCCACGCGCGAGGTGGACGTCGAGAACTACGCCGCCGACCCACGCACGCCGCGGCTGTTCTACGTGTTCCCACCCAACGACGGCACCGGCAGCATCCGCATGACCTACGGCGCGGTGCCGCCGGCGCTGACAGGGTCGAGCGGTGAAGTGCTGCCCATGCCTGACTCGTACCAGAACGCGATGATCAACTTCACGCTGGCCAAGGCCTACGGCATGAACAGCAAGAAGCAGGATCTCGCCAAGAGCGCCGCCTACCTCAACGACTGGCGGGCGTCGCTCGGGCTCAAGGCTCAAGCTCAGGTCGCGGTCGCACCCAAGGTCGCTGAATCGCCGGGGGTCAAATGACGACCGTGAACGTGTTCGACCAGCTGGCATCGGTCGCGTCGGTGGTCCGACGCTGCCCGACGCCTACGCTGCGCCGCGCCTACATCAAGGCGATGCGCGACTGGTGCGCCGAGACCCGGTGGTTGCGCGTGGAGATTCCAGGCGCCACCGTGGCCGGAACCGTGCAGTACGACCTCGGCAGCGACACGTACACCGAGATCATCGCCATCCACGCCATGACGGGCACG